GGAGATACAGAAACATACTTTGTAATTGCAGTTAACAGTTATGACGAAGACACGGATATTGCAAGTGTTAGTATCAACCCTGCTATTCCTTCAAACAAGATTCCAAATGATAACACAGGTGTTATATTTAGAGAAGCATTCAGTCAAGTGCGTATGACAGGACATGACTTCCTCGATATTGGTACAGGTGGCTTTGCTGATACTAACTATCCGGTTATTATTGCAAGTGATTACACACAATCTCCAGACCAAACAAGAGAAACACTTGCAGAAAATGGTGGTAAAGTGTTCTACGTAACCACTGACCAAGACGGTAACTTCCGAGTTGGTGACTTCTTTAAGGTTGAACAAAGCACAGGTCGTGCTACATTAAGTTCAGAAGAATTTGATTTAAGTGGTTTGAATGAACTACAACTTGGTAGTATCACAGCAGGTAAAGTTGGTGCTACTATTAATGAGTTCTCAACAGACGGTACTTTTGCAGACAATTCGGATGCGTCTGTTCCAACAGAAAAAGCAGTAAAAACTTATGTAGATACACAAATTAATAATTTAAGCGACACCCAAGGAACTATTGTTGCAGGTACTGCACCTACCCAGTCAAAAGTAGAAGTAACAGGTAGTGGACAAGCAACAGACACAATTGATTTTGATATTAACGGAAATCAGATTGCACAACTAGGAAGTGAATATCTACATGTTCCGGTAGGTACTACAGCAAATAGACCAGGTTCACCATCCGATGGTTATATTAGATACAATTCAGATTTAGGAACATTTGAAGGATATTCAAACAATCAATGGAGTGGATTAGGAGGAGGTAATCCGTGGATTACAAAAGCAACCGGCGATAGTCCATACACAGCAGTAAACAATGATAGAATTTTTGTAGATACAAGTGGTGGTGCAGTTACTATTACATTACCAGCAACACCCAGTTCAGGGGATCGAGTACAACTGATTGATATTGCAAGTAACGCATTTACTAATAACATAACAATAGGAAGAAACGGAGAGTCCATTATGGGTCTTGCACAAGATATGACAATTGATGAAAACAGTGCAGGTCTTGCATTAATTTATTCAGGTGCAACTTATGGCTGGGTATTAGAGGAAGTATAATATGAGTAACAGAAGAGACTTTACAAAAAAAGATACAAGGTTTACTGGAACTGATAGTATTATTGTACCAGTTGGCACTACAGCAGAACGTTCAGGTACAGAACTAGGACAAGTTAGATACAATTCAGATTTAGGTTTTTTAGAGCAATATAATGCTACAGGTTGGGCAGGTATTGATGCTCCTCCAACTGTTTCTAGTATTACAGGAACTGTCAACGAAGATACCGATAGCACAATAACAGTTTTAGGAAGTAATTTTAAATCAGGATCAATTGTTTCAGTTGAAGGTAATGGTGTAAGTGGTGTTGCAAGAAACTTATCTACTACCTTTGTTAATAGTGGCGAATTAACTGCTCTAACAAATGCAAGTGCAGTTGGATATGTAGGAGGCGCTTCGTTTACAATTAAGGTTACTAATCCGTCAGGACTAGCGGCTGTACTAGAACCAGCAGGAACCATTGACAGAGATCCGGTTTGGTCAACTGGTGCTGGTTCTTTAGGAACCATATATGATGCAGAAAGAGGACAAAAGACATTTACTGTAACAGCATCAGACCCGGATGGCGGCGGAATAACTTATCAAATTGTTTCTGGTTCAATTCCACCCGGAATGAGTTTTAATACTTCAAATGGTCAAATAACTGGGACACCAAATGGTGTGGGCGGTGATACAACAAGCACATTTACAGTAAGAGCAACTTCAAATGGTCAATCCGAAGACAGATCATTTAGTATTACAGTTAGAGCACCGGTTGTACAAACATTCAACTACACAGGTGGTTGGCAAACATTTAACGCACCAAGCGGACCAACAAGATTACGTGTTAAACTTTGGGGTGCTGGTGGTGCAAGAAGATTTTCATCAGGTGCTCCTAATGCACACGCTGGTGGCGGAGGATTCACAGATGTAACACTTTCTTACTCTGGTACTCCAAGCCTTTCTATTGCAGTTGGTGGTAGAGGAGATGTTGGAAGTTCAGGCGCAGGTGGTGGAGGTTCTTCAAGTATTATGACCACTAGCAGTTTATCACAAGGTAACGCTATTGCAGTAGCAGGCGGCGGTGGCGGATCGCATGGTGACAACGGTAACGAATACGCAGGTGCTGGTGGTGGTACTTCCGGACAAGGTGGAACAGACGAAGGCGGTGATTCTCGTTCAACTGCTCCAAGTCGTTCGGGAGGTTCAGGAACTGGTGGCGGTGGTGGTACACAATCATCAGGCGGACAAAACGGTAATAACACAGCCTCAACCACAAACGCCCAGAGCGGTGGAGCATTCAGCGGTGGACGAGGTACTGGTAACAGTACTCCATCAGGTCAAGGATGGCCAGACGCTGGCGGTGGTTCATCTTCGGGTGGTTCCAACGGCGGTGGTGGTGGTGGTGGCTACTATGGCGGTGGTGGTGCTGGTGGCGGATCACCAAACAATGGATCTGCTGGTGGCGGATCAGGATATGTTCATAGTGGCACTAGAGGATCATGGACTGTTGTAAGTGGAAATACATACACCGGAAGCAACAACAATATTCCTACCGAAGGATCAAGTGATTCAAATTATCCTGGCGGAAGCATAGGTCAAGGATCGACAGCGGATGACACACCAGGTAATCACGGAGCCGTAGTTATTATCTACTAATCCTTACACGCATAACTACGTGTATGAAACTAGGTTATTGGCAAATACAAGGCAACACACGATTCGCACCTGAATTCAAAATACCTTTAGGTATGTTTGATGTAAAAGTAGATAATTCTATTCCTAAACTACTGCTAGAAAAAGAATCACAATTAAAAAAATCTATAAACTATCAAGATGTTGATGGCGGCATTGGTGCAAAGGATAGTTTAACTGGAAGATTTCATGGTTATAATTTGTTAGAATGGCCTGAAATGAATTCTATCAAAACATTTTTTAAAAACAGTATAGTAGAATACTTTAAATTTACAGAGTGTCCAATAACAGATGATCTTTATATACAATGCTGGTATAATACAATACGAAACAGCGAAGGTATAGATCCTCATTCACATGATAATACGCCAGACTGTATGATAAGCGGTAATTTAACAGTATCAGTTGACCCTACGTCAAACAGTTTTACTTACTATCAAATAGGAGAGTGGCAAGATCCATTAAAAATAAAAAACGAGCCTGGTGTTTTAACTATTTTTCCAAGTTGGATAACTCATGGAACTAATGTGTATGAAGGTAATGACGTAAGATTAAGTATTGCTTTTGATCTTGTTAGTAAAACAACTTATGGTAAATTAAAAGATCAACGCAAATATATTAAATTTCCACTAAATTAAAATTAATAAAAATTCTCTTATTATTTTGTGTAGGGCATGTACCACTATGCCAATGATCGCCATCGAATAAAAACATTCTTCCTTTTTTAGGTTCTACAGTTTTTAAAATGCTATTTTTGTCCATTACATCTTTTGTTGTAACAGCATCATCTCTCTTATCATTATATATTATTGTATTTCCATCTGAATTGTTTACATAATACATTAATACATAATGCTTTCCGTGATTATCAATATGAGGATATCCAACTTTATCTTTATTTTCGATATCTTTAAAAAGCATATGCCCTCTACATTCTAATACCTTAAATTGTTTATCAAGTTCTTTTTCTAAAAAATAAACAATAGGCATTACCATAGTATAAAAGCCACTATTAGAATTACCATTTAGATCAGTAAACCCATGAACTAGTCCTTGAAAACTTTTAAAGTTTTTATATTCTTTTCCATCTTCGCTAGGATCAGCGAATCCAGGCATGTAAAAATAAGGAAAACTATCTCCAATCATAGTATCTTCTAACTGATTAACTAAAGAGTTGGGTAAGATATTATCTAATATTTTCATTATAAAACCTTTACTACAAAATTTAAAACCATTCTTCTATTACTTTTAGTAGGCGAACTGCTAGAATGATATCTATTACTATTAAAAAATATACAACTGTTTTCTTTAGGAGTATTACTTTTATACAGATTTAATTCTTCTAAATTGTCTTGCGGAAAAAACTCCTCATATAGTAGTGTATCTCCTTCGCAGTTAAAAGGATAGTAAACAAAACTAAAATAACTAGGGTCGGGGTCATGCTTTTGATCAATGTGTGGAGGATTTTTTATTTGAGTTATATCGTGTGGTAATTTGCAAAGTAAGTTGGCTTTTATTCTAATTGGTTCTAAATCTATGTTGAGTTCTTTTTCAACAAACGCAATAATAGGCCTAACCTGTGTAAAATAATTGCTTGTTGGACTAGTGTTATCAAAAAACGTATGCGTAAATTGAGGCACATCCCCGTACTCATTAGTTGCTAAAGTACCGTTGTTCCAAAACCACGGAAATTCGTGTTGTGATAACATAGTTTGTATATTAGACAGATATGTTTTTGATAACACATCGTGTAAAATCTTTACTGTACTTTGATCCATTAAACTAATAAGTCCAATACAGTTTGTAGTTTATCTTTAATTGCTTTGTTTTGAAGTGTGTTACGCAATCCCACGTGTAGTGGTTTAGGCCAACAGTTTACGTTAGTCCAAGCATAACCGCTGTGTTCATCATTAAGTGTAGGAATAAATTCATTGTCTACAATAGCCAAGTAAGTATGAAAGAAAAACTTACTGTCGTTTGAAGTAAACATTTCTAATGGAATAACTTTTTTAATAGGAGGAGTTTTACCTACCTCTTCTGATATTTCACGTTCTAGTGCTTTCCAAGGAGTTTCATTACCTTCTGCTTTACCACCAACAAGTCCCCATTGACCAGCAGTTTTGGTCTTGGTACGTTCTAGGAAAAGAAATCGTTTGGTATTACGTGCATAAAATAATGCACCACTACAAACAATGTTTTTGTCTTTTAAAGTACTATTCTCCATGATCCTGCAGGATATTCTCCTTCATAACTTTTTAACCATGCGCCAGTTTCATTTGTATATTTGTACTGTACGCCTGTATATGTATTAGTTATGTAGACAGGTTCTTGGGCCACACTAGAATCGGCACGTTCTTCATTCGCACTAGCGTCAAATGTAATTTCCCAATTTGAGCCGTTCCATGTTACAATGTCATTTGCCGCACCTACTGTTTGATCTTTCCAAGCAAATGTATCTGGGTTTGGATCATCTAGCAATAGATATCTTGTACCTACAGCAAGACTTGCTGTTTCTGGATTGAAACTTGTAGGATCAATAATAGCATCAACGGTACCTCTACTGTTTATACTATCACTCAATACTGTATTCTCTGGTACTGTGTCAGCATCAAAACTCAAAACAAGTTGTGTTTCATCTGTAGGATTTACACTTGCAGTGGCAACAACTTCGTTACCATCAGATTTTGCTAGCCTAATAGTGCTTATACCAGCACGGAATTCACCCGGGTATTGATCTAATACTTTGAACCAACTTATAGGTTCGCCTAGTTTTGTTGGAACACCGTCCTGTGATGTTGAACTGTTTTCGTGTGCATCCATAAGTTTTGCTACACCATTAAGAACAAGTAAACCAAAATTATTTGGAGTTACACTTTGGCTTGTAATTGACTCACCGTCAATTAATCCTAGTTGTATTCCACCGTCGTCATCAAAAACACTCATAACAATCTTTTCGATAACACCAAGTTTCTTGATTTTTGCTGGAGGTGTAATCCATATAGGCATAGTAAAAGTTAATTCGCCTATGTCAATTTCTGTATCAACACCTTGTGGAATAGTTCTTGTGCTAAAATTAACACTTGAAAGTTCTATCAAACTCAAACTGGTCCAATCTATATAGTTTGCTGTGCTTTGTATTTCTAAACTAGGATTAAACAATACCAATATCTGTTCCATTATTTGTAATTTTTGATCAGTGTTTGTACTCCACACATCACATTTCATTTGAAGATTAAATGGTACAGGCATTAGTCTTTCTACAGTATAACCAGGACCTTGAGCACCAGTGTACTGTTCTGTATTGTCGTCGTAGTACCTTTCTCTAATATGTAATTTGTTTACATGAGTAGGATTTTGAATTCTATCTCTAGAATATTCTAAACCTTGGATATATGTCGCTATTCTTGGAGCACTTACAACTTTGTTTTCGCTATTGTCTCTAATAATATTTGCAACTTGTCTAGTTAAATTACCGTATGTACAAGGAACTTTACGCAGTGTTCCTGCATTGTCTTTGTAACTGAAATTACTAAACGCACGGATAAACTGTGTTACAAAGCGTCTTATCTGTCCATCATAAAAATGTTGCATTACTTGTTTACCTTTGTATTTTTGTCATTGTATCGTCTAGGATTATTATGTGCAGGTGCATAGTAAGTTTTTCCTTTTCTAGTAACCTTTTTTAGACCTACTGTTTTTTCTGTTCCATCAATAGGTATGCCCCATAACTCCTTTAATCTCATTAATTATCCGCCTTTGGTTTAAGTGCTTTAGAAAGACTTTGTCTTTCTTCAACTTCTTTACCTCCGATTGTGTTCTTTTTGGTATTGTTTACAAAACCACCTAGTTGACTGTTAGTTGTATCATCACCAACCATGCCTTGTGGATTAGTTAACGATCCTGATCTTACATTATCTTCAAATTTCACCCATCTCTTCCCATTATATCTAAAAAGCCTATTAGGAAAATAATCTGTTCTTAAGAAAAATTCTCCATCAACTGCACCTTGTGGAAATTGTGCACCAAACCCATATGGTTTTCCGTTAGCAGGTAATCCGTCTTCTGTTAAGTATCCTACATAATAATTATTCTTTGGAGATTTAAGAACTGCACTAGTATCTAGTTTAGTTGTGTCAACTTTAATGTCAGTTTGTGATCCTTCTTCTGTTAAAACATTTCCCTCACCATCAGTTGGAACAACAAAGTAACTTTTTGTATCATAACCAGGACTAGGAGCATCTGCTTGTGCTTGATCTAATACTGCTTGATTAATTTGCATTTCTTTTTCGTATGTTGAAAGCACATCACGTATAGTAGATCCGGTTCCTTCTCCACTGTCTTTGTTGAAAATTTCTTTAAATTCTTGACTGTCAATTAGAGGTTTACATTTACATCTAATTAAGTGTGGATACCAAGTTTGACTAAATCCTTCGGCGGCTCTGTTAACGTCCTCAATAACATAGAAACGTTTAAGTGCTACTTGATAATCGTTAAGTGCATACTCGTCTTTGAGGTGAGGTAGTTCTAGTACATCTCCACTCATTAATTTTCTTCCAATGTTTTCAACACTTGAATTTAGATGAAAAGTAACAAAAATAGTATCATTTTGCAAAAACATTCCAAACTGTGATAAGTCAAAGTCTAGATCCTGCACATTATATATTCCACGTAAAACATATACATCGTCTGAATATCGTCTGTCTCTATTCTCTAAAAACAGTAAATCCTGAATTTTTGTTTCAGGCATTGATTCTTCTTCAGCACTTCTGGTATAAGGGGTAGTAGGTGTTGCTTCATCTACACCCGGCTCTTGTGGACCCAAGTACTTGTGAACAAATACATCTGTACCGCCGACCTGAAACGCTTCATTTACATTCTTGTCAATAAAGCGATAATCAGCGGATTTCTCTGGTTTATATAAACTTAATCTCGGCATCGTAATAGTATTTATTGAATAAATATGAGTAACGGAGAAACTGATTACCATGGCAAAACAAACTATTAACACCGGTACAAGCAATGATGCAGGAAATGGCGATAACTTACGTACCGCATTTACAAAGATAAACGAAAATTTTAGCGAACTTTATGTTCAACTAGGTTCATCGAGTAGTGCCGCACTAAAAGATATTAAAGGCAGTGTTTTTGCTGACGATAGTACTGTGTTAGTTGATGCTGTAAATGGAACACTAAATGGTAATCTAACAGGAAATGTTACAGGCGATGTTACAGGTGATCTTACAGGTAATGTCACAGGCAATATTACAAGTTCAGGAACAAGTACATTTTCAGGCACATTAGATCTAACAGGTTCATCAATATCAAGTGATGTTGATTTTGGAAATAACGACCTAACTAACATTAATAATTTAACC